CATATTTCTCAGTTAAGGTTGTTGTACCACTATAGATACGGTTGTTACCAATGCTGATGATCTCTGTTGTACCTGCTTTCTTAACTACTTCATGTAATAGTGTTGGCTCTGTGTTGTTGTACCCAGCAGAAGTATTGACGTTATCCCAACCAGCTCTAGCAGCAATACGACCATACTGATCAATAACAGCATTCTCTGCTGTTAATGCAAACTCTTTTGGAAGAGCTACAGAAGCATCCTGAGTATTAAGCCCTGCAAAGCCAGGAGCTACAATACTTGTAGACAGCAACTGTGCAGCCATTATGTCCACTCCCAAGTAGTTTCATCACCATATCTTTCTGCTTCAATAGAGATATACGATGCTACTGCTTTACGATAAAGATCAGCTTGTTGATCACTTAAGCGACCACCATCCTCACCACGTTCATTGATAGCACGTAGATAAGCACCTTGAATAACTAACTCTGACGGTACATAGACAACATCAGTGCCTGCTGACAAATCTGCTTGAGGAACAACACAGTCTACTTTAACAGTCAGTACTGATGTCGGTACAGGCCATAAATCAATTGTTAATACACCTGTAGCTGCTGTACTGTTACCAACAGAGAAGTATTGTGGATCTCCAGTAGTTGTTCCCTGAAGATTAGTCCACTCGTGCATCTGATACTGTGTAGCCTGAACTAAGTCTCTTTTGAGAGAAGGAATATAAATACTTAGAAGACGAGATCTAGGATTTGTACCAGGAATCTCATAGTTTTGTGTACCGTTAGCAGTAGAGATTGTCTTTGTGGTGCGTAGTACAGACCAGTTCCAAGCATCCTCTACTTCACGTTTAGCTTCGTTAACAAAGTCACTAACTAACTTAACATAGTCAGTGTCAGTTACTGAAGCAGCTTCTGTTTGACGAAGTCTACGTAGAACACCATTAACACAATCTAAGAATGTAGCCATTTAGATCACCATTTGACCTTATCAGCCCAATATGCAGCAGACATCTTACCTTTACTGATGTTGTCAGCATGACGAGCCTTAAAAGATTCTCTACGTTTACGATATGAAGAAGACTCTCCTTCTTTCTTAGGAGAGCCTTGTACTCCTTGTTGACCGAAACGAATCAACTTAACTTGATCACCTTCTTTCGCAACAACAACGTGACTTTTAGTAGGATGGTCTGGTGTTTTTTTAGGACGATTATATCCAGACACTCCTGCCCTTTCTAATCTAGGATCTTTCATTTCTTCTTTGCAGTTTTAGCTGCCTCCTTAAAAGCCTTATTAGTTGGAGCACCTTTGCTTCCAGGCTTCCTCATCTTTTCTTTGGAGCCTGCAGCAATACGCTGTCTTTTAGCGTGAATGTTGGCGTATAGTCCTTGTTTCATTTCTTTTTCTTAGGCTTAGTCATACCAGCCTCTGAAAGAGCAATAGCCACTGCTTGCTTACGTGACTTTACAACAGGACCACCTTTACCGCTATGTAGTGTTCCTTCTTTGTACTCCTTCATAACTTTACGTACTTTAGCGGGTTTAGGTTTCATGACGGATAACCCATCTTACGTTCTTTAGCCTTCATAGACTTTGATTCTTTCTTCTCATGCATCTTCTTAGCTTTTGGAGATTCGTAAGATTCTTTCTTCATAGGTTTCTTTTTATCTTTCATGTTACCTTCCTTTGTTAAACAGCTGGAATAGTGTTTCTACTTTCTTTTCTAACTCTTTTATCCGATCATCATTACGAACGAGAAACCCTACTAAACCTAAGAAACCTAAAAAGATAGGCCATAGTTTATTCAGAAGTTCCACCACGTCCATGATTGTTTCTCTTAAGTATAGATTGAACGGTATCTGTTTCGAATATCCTAATTGCAGTCCATACAATCGTTAGCACTGCTGCAATGGCTGGTAGTAACTCTGCTAACGTACCTACCACTGTTATGATTGATAATGCATCTCCTAATTGCTTGACCTGCTCATAAGCTTGTAGGGCCATGATTATTCACTTAAGGCTGCAATCTGTTGCTGTAGTTGCTGAAGCTGCGCTAACAAATCCTCTTTAGTAGGTTGTTGAACGGGTACAATGTCAGGTTGTGGTCTCTGATCAACAAACACACCATCAATATAATCCCAACCAATACCTGCATTGGGGTTTTCTAACAATACCCAATTAGATGGTTTGTTGTCTGTTTCATCAGCAACACAAACATTGACAACTTTACTTTGCTCAATAACTGCGTAGATAGCCATGATAGTTCCTAGTATTCGATGATGATAAGGCCTTGAGCCCCATTCTGAGCATCTGTGTTTCCCCAATTACCAGGAGCACCACCAGAACCATAATTTATAGTTGTTACTGACCCACTCCAGTAAGGAAAAACACCACCTAAAATAGAAGGTGTTTGAAGATAGTAAGTTGCTGGTACTTGCGTATCTGAAGAATTACCTGGAAAATTTAAGTCACCGTTTGTTGCTGTACCACCTGATGCAAAAGCAATTGTTTGGTAAGCACTCTGCCCTTTTGAACCGCCAGCACCGCCTCCGGCTGTAACGGTTGTCCCACCAACAGTAAATGTTGTACTGCCTCCACTCGATCCGTCTGTATTACTAAAAGAATTTCCATATACCCCAGCAGCACCACCAGCACCAATAGCGTAGGTGTATGAAGTACCAGCAACAACTGTAAATATTTTTATAGCACAAGCACCAGAGGCTCCAGCATTTCCTGAACGATATGGACCAGTACCACCATAAAAAACACCACCAGCACCACCTCCTGCACCAATCAATGTAACCTTAATCTTAGTTACGCCTGAAGGTGCTGTCCACGATGTACCACTAGTTAATACAGCTATGTTAGAAAAACCGCCAGCAGGTGTTACCCACTCAACATCAGTAGCACCACTATTAACATTTAGTGTTTTACCAGCATTAGATGTATAAGAAGGAAGTAAGTTAGATCTTGCTGCCGCTGCTGTTGAAGCACCTGTACCACCATCAGCAACTGCCAAATCAGTTAGTAAACTACTGATGGTTCCACTAGCAAAAGATAAATTAGTTAGAGTTCCGCTAGATGCTGTTAATCCGACAACACTTAAGTTAACAGCACTACCAGTTAAGTTTGTTACTGTACCAGACGCAGCATCTAACTTTGTACCAATAGCAGCAGCAATGTTGTTGTACTCTGTATCGTGTTCAGTACCTTTAATGATCTTACCTGCTGATCCACTCGGTAGTGAATCTTTTGCAGCAAAGTTAGTTGTCTTCGTATAGTTAGCCATGAAAGTCAATCCTCTTTGGTATTCTTAACCTTTTGGACCTTTTCAGTTTTCTTTTCTTGTTCTTCTTTTACTTCTTCATAATCTGGATGTCTACGCATCTCATTAATATCAAACTCATATTCTACGTTGAGTAAGTTGTTAGACCAAATACATCTGAATGTAGCCATTGTGACCTCTATATAAAAGAGAAGCTGCCTAAGCAGCCTCTCTATAGTGCTTCTAATTAGCTCGGAATGATCAGAGCAATACCAGCATCGTTACGCAGCTCTGCAACACCGTAGAGGGTATCAGCAGTGTAAAGCGTAGCTAGGTACTCTTGCTTGTACTGAGCCTGTGAGCGAACAGCCATCTGCTCTGCAAGGACCATTGCATCCTTGTGGAACATCAAGCAAGCACGAGGAGCACCAGTGGTAGAAGTATAAGCAGTGTCAGCGTTGCTGCTAACAAACACTTTAACACCGTATACATCACCGATCTGACCGTTACGGATGGTGTTGTTACCACCTTGCTCACCAACAAAGGCTTGTTCAGTAAAGCGAGCAAGGCCCATCATGGTGTTACGAGCAACAGGAGGAATAACGAAGTAACGACTATCTTGAGGTACGTTAGCATCGTCAAGACGCTGGATCGTACGACGAATAGCAGCATCAGTCAATGCAGTTGCGTTACCAGCACCAGCACCACCAACGAAGGCTGTAGTACCATCACCACCGATGTAGGCAGTGGTTGTACCGGACACACTGTAGTCACCAGT